GTTGAGCCAGTGCGAGACTGGCTAAGTCTCGTACAGTTGAGAGGAGAGGGAGGTGTGCCAGTATCACATGCTCGTTGAAGATGAGAGGGTCACCCCTCTGGTCATCACGAACAGTGGTACAGTCACTGTCCCGCGCTGTCACCGCGCCAAGCGGAGCCCACACGTGCATAGCACGCACGGACTCCCACCTTTCTTCGAGACTCGGACTCAACTCGACTGGCTTAGCGGACTTCCAAAGTCCCAAGAGGTCACGCCGGCGAGAACGGATTCGAGCAGTAAGACTCCCAAAGGAGACGTACTTCTGTTCACCGGTCTCGCCAAGCATGACCTCGAGGGGCCTTGAAGCCCACGTAGCCGATCGAGCTACTGCATCTTCCACCTGGCCAAGGTCTACCCACGAAGGGTGGACCTTACCGGGCGGAAGAATGCGGTAGGCTTTGAAGCAGTGCTCAACATCGTTCCGAGACAGGTCCTTGCTCATTGAGTAAGGAGCCCATAGCCGCTCGTAAGAGTGGACTACGGCTGTCTCAGGACTTTGCGAGTACAGCAACGAAGCTAGAGCCCTCCTGTGGAGCTTTGAAGCCCTGACGCGCTGGCCCGGTCGATTGACTAGACCAGCACCGCCAAGGCTCCGCGGTAGGAAAGGTGGTATGCCCGCGGCCGCGAACTTCCCTGGAAGGGAAGGTCGTAGTGTGCGGGCAGCCCAACCGACTAGGGCACGGGGGTAGCCGAGCCGGAGTAATCCGGACTCAGCCAACCCCGCACCGATGTACTCCGGTACGGCGTTTCCGCCATACAGGGGTTCATCTCCCTCCACTAACCCCCGAAGGGGCAGTGCAGGGACAAGTCGGCTGGAGGTGAAGCGGTTCACGATCCAGACGTTAATCTGAACCCTTCTACGCCTCTTACCTTTCTTTCCGCGGCGGACCCGACATACAGGCACCAACGAATCGGTGATCTGTATCCGGGGCCCCCGCAGCTCCCAGAGAGTCTCGAGGAAGACGCAACGACATCCGGTAGGAGGAAAGTGCTTGCCTGGCGAGAATTCTCCCCCCGTGCGGGTGAGAGCACTCTCGTAGGCACGGAGGGCCCGAGGCATGGCGATTCCGACTAAGTCGTCGCCGCAGATCTGCGCTTTC